CTTTATGGATGTCTTGCAGAAGCCTTCAAATTCTTGAAGGGACCAGCGGAAATGCTGCAATTATATGAACAATCATATCAACGTGCTATTCAAGAGTTGATGATAGAACAACAAGGAAGGCACCGAAGAGATGAATATATGCACGGGGCGCTACGAACGCCTTTGCAATCACATAATCCATAGGAGGATATAAAATGGCAATAACTCAAGCTGTTTGCACAAGCTTTAAACAGGAGTTGCTCGTTGGAACGCATAATTTTACAGCAACCACGGGCGATACATTTAAAATTGCATTGTATTCAAGTTCAGCTACTCTAAGTGCTTCAACAACTGCTTATTCCAGCTCGAATGAAGTTTCTGCTTCAGGAACCTATACGGCTGGTGGTGGATCATTAACAAATGTAACACCAACAACAAGTGGAACAACTGCTCTTACTGATTTTTCTGATATATCATTTACATCAGCGACAATCACGGCAAGAGGAGCATTGATCTATAACAGTTCTGATTCAGATAAAGCGGCTGTTGTATTGGACTTTGGTGGCGATAAAACGTCAACAAGCGGAACATTTACAATTCAATTTCCAGCAGCAGATGCAAGTAACGCTATTTTACGATTAGCGTAGGAGATAATATATGGCTCTCGTATTAGACGATAGAGTAAAAGAGACATCGACGACGACAGGAACAGGTACGCTTAATTTAAGTGGTGCTGTTTCAGGATTCCAGACTTTTGTTGCGGGAATAGGTGATGGCAATACAACGTATTATGCCATAGTCAACCGTGACGAGGCGGAATGGGAAGTTGGTCTTGGAACTGTAACTGATGCTTCAACTGATACCTTAGCAAGAACAACAGTCATTTCAAGTTCAAATAGTGATTCCGCTGTTAATTTCAGTGCAGGAACAAAAGATATATTTTGCACCTTACCAGCAAGTAAGGTTGCTAATCTTGATACAGATAATAATTTAACAATTGGTGCAGGGTCCGCGGGCGTTGACTATACATTAACATTTGATGGTGCCGATGCTGATGGTGTTTTAACATGGATGGAAGATGAGGATTATTTTAAATTCTCTGATGATATTTTAATTAATAGCACTGAACGATTAAATTTTAGAGATACTGCATTATACATTTATTCATCTACAGATGGTCAATTAGATTTAATAGCAGATACAGAAATACAAATAGCCGCAACCACAATAGACATTAATGGTGCTGTTGCATTAAATGGTGCTATTACTGGTGCCACTGATATTACTTTATCGGGTGAATTAGACGCAGCAACATTGGATATATCCGGTAATGCAGATATTGATGGAACAACAAATTTAGATGCAGTTGATATTGACGGTGCTGTACAGTTAGATGCAACATTAACTGTTGGTGCAGATGATCAAGGATATGATATAAAGTTTTTTGGAGACACGGCAAGTGCTTACATGTTATGGGATACATCGGCAGATGATTTAGTCTTAGCAGGTGCAGCAGGAATTGATCTTGCTGGTGATATTGATGTAGATGGAACTGCAAACTTGGATATTGTTGATATTGATGGTGCAGTTCAAATAGATGCTACATTCACATCTGGTGTTGACGGACAAGGATACGATACTAAATTTTTTGGAGATACATCAAGTGCCTATATGTTATGGGATACTTCTGCGGATGATTTAATTCTTTCAGGTAGTGCAGGTCTTATTGTACCTGATGGACAATTCACATTAGGAAGTACAGCCATATCTTCTACAGCAGCAGAAATAAATCTAATTGATGGTGGTACTGCAAGAGGTACAACGGCAGTAGCAAGTGGTGATGGCATACTAATTAATGATGGTGGTACAATGCGTATGACCAATGTTGATACTGTTTCTACTTATTTTGCAAGTCATACTGTTGGTGGCGGTAATATTGTTACAACAGGAGCATTAGATTCAGGTTCAATAACTTCAGGTTTTGGAACTATTGATACAGGTTCTTCTACAATTACAACAACAGGGCTAATTAGTGGTGGTTCATTAGATATTGATAATGTTTTAATTAATGGAACAACAATAGGTCATACTGACGATACTGACCTTTTAACTTTAGCAGATGGTGCATTAACAGCATTAGGTACAATAACAGTTGGAGTTGATGATGCAGGGCATGATGTAAAATTATTTGGAAATGCTGCCGGTGCATACATGGAATGGGACGCAAGTGCAGACGAACTTAGAATTATGGGAGCATCTGCGGATGCTACTACCAGTACGGGTAAACTTCTTTTAGCTACATCTCTAACAGATATTAATGCAAATGATGTAATAGGAAAAATAGACTTCCAAGCTCCACATGAAGCAGGAGGAACAGACGCTATTACGGTTGCTGCCTCTATTCGAGCTATTGCCCAAGCTACATTTAGTTCTTCTGTCAATGCGACAGATTTAATATTTTATACAGGACATTCAGAAGCAGCAGCAGAAAAGATTAGGATTACTTCTCAAAATGAAATAGGAATTGCAGGTGCCAACTACGGGACAGACGGCCAAGTATTGACTTCAGGTGGTGCAGGTGCCGCAGTAGCTTGGGAAGATGCCGCAGCAGGTGGTATTTCCCATGATGGAAGTACGGCTGACGGAGTATTGACATTCAAGGATTCTGATGAAGCAACAGTTGAATCAAACTTAACTTTTAATGGTTCAGTTTTGGCTGTAACAGGAAATGTTACAACTTCGGGCACAGTAGAACCTGCAGGTGATGTTGCAGCAGGAGATAATGCGGCAATAGGATATACTTCTGGGGAAGGACTTATTCTAATAGGACAAGGTTCAACTAATGATATTACAATTAAAAATGACCAAGATGACCCCATCATTGAAGTTGCAACTGGTGGTTCAAACATTAAAATAACATCAGGCAATCTTGTTATGGGAACTTCAGGAAAAGGAATTGATTTTGGTGCAACTGCTGCCGGTGATAATTCATCTAGTGCAAGTGAAATATTAACAGACTACGAAGAGGGTTTATGGGAACATGAAGTATATGATGCAATAACTGGTGGAACGGAAGTTGCAGGTTATACACAAACATACAAAGGAAGTTACGTAAAGATAGGTCAATTATGCCATTGTAATTTTTGGATTCATTTATCTGATAAATCGAATCTTACACAAACAAATACACTATGGATGAGAGGCTTACCGTTCGCACCTAAAAATGTTGTATCAAATGACAATCCCGGTGCAGGGTACTGGAACAATTCATCTACAAATTATGTCAATTTATTACCATGGCTATCTAGAGATAATGGAGCAGCAATGGCTTTTAACGAACAAGAATCCGCAGGTACTACTGGTTCATCAGCGAATTTACATTTTGATGATATTGATGATGATTTTAGATTTATTGGAAATATAACCTATAAAACAGCAACTTAAAAGGAGGAAATAATGACAATAACTAAAGAAAATGTCGTAGATAAGATTGAAGTGTTGGAAGACGGACAAATTCAAATACGGACAGCAGTTCGAGTATTGGAGGATGGAGAAGTTCTTTCACAATCCTATATTCGTACTACTACAGCACCCGGAAATGATATTAGTAAATTTAATGCAAAAGTTCAAGCTATATGCAATGCAACATGGACAGATGAAGTTGTTGCTGCCTATCAAGCAAAATTCTTTCACAATCCTATATTCGTACTACTACAGCACCCGGAAATGATATTAGTAAATTTAATGCAAAAGTTCAAGCTATATGCAATGCAACATGGACAGATGAAGTTGTTGCTGCCTATCAAGCAAAACTTGCTGCGGCAGAAGAACGAAGATTATCAGGTGGAGCATAAGAAATAAATGCTACTAGGACACACAGCATTCGCCGAACAGGCATTCCAGGACGCAAGGCTGGATGCGATACATAATATTGAATTTACAGAGGCTGGAAATGTATCATCATATGAAGCAACATTCAGCATTGGCACAGAAACGGTTACTGGAACAGCGGTTGTATCACCGGACGGATCATCAGCATCATTCACTATTGGTGATGAAACAGCATTCGGAGAAGCATTCCAGAATCTTATTACATTTAGTACAGGAGATTTATCTCTTACTATTTGGAATGAAACGGACGACAGTGAAACATCAACATGGACATTAGTGGATCCAGGATCCACGGACTAGGAGACAAGTATGGCGGATGATGCCAGTATAACATTGAGCGCGACAATAT